CAGGGCCGAGGAGATTGCGAACATGCTCGAAAGAATGCCGTCCTGAAAATGAACAGTATCCCTGGAGGTGAGGAGTACCTGATTCACCGACTTCTCTACCGAAGACATAGTACTTGGCTTCCCTTTCGAAAAGCTCAGTGAGCCTAGGGACATCTTCCTCTTCGACATAGTTATTGTATGTAAACACTATATGGCTAAAACGATCTCTGGGGTTGAGACGAGGCATGAATGATACACGGAACGGGGGCCATTTATAGATGGGTAGGGGTCCAGGGCACGGGGGGTAATAGTAACCCCCGCGCCCTTGGTCCCCAATATTTTATTACAACAGGACTGCATTGACGTAAGCGCTTACGCTTAGGTATACTAGTCGTACACTACACGGCATCTCCGACGAAAGATGCGTTCCAGTACTGCGTGATTGTAGCGGAACTCGCGGCGGCTGAGCCGGTACTACCGACAGCCACTACCCAATAGAAGCGCTTTGTAAGTTGACTATACTCAAACTGGTCAACTGAATGAACCTTCAGACGAAACTTCACTTCGGCGACATTATCATTATTCAAAAGGACAGTCTTATTCACGAGTGGAGTGCCGTAGAACTGTTTGAAATCGGACAACTGGGTTATGTCAAATCCAACCGTCTGATTGGCGATGGCGGGAGGTGCTACTCCCTGACGATCACCAGTACGGATCAATGTAATCCTGACTTCCTGAGGCTGAGTATCAGCACTCTGATTTGTAACACGTATACCAAGAACACCGCCACGTACGACAATGTTACCATTAAATGTAGGAATAGCAACACCGAAATCCGGTGCAACTGCGCCTCCACTCGCGGTCCAGAAGGGACTAGCTGTATTGCCGAAGGCATCGTATATGCCCACTGTATACTGTGCTGAGTTGGCAGCAGAAGCTTGACTCTGCGTGAAAGCGCTATTGGTTCTAATCTTAGTCCTGAGAATAGACGAGTTCCAAAGCATATTCCGATAACGCTTAGTACTAAGACGTTTACTACGGAAACCAAAGGAATTCGCAACCCCAGACTGGGATGTGAATGATGACGTTTTAGCTCGCCGACGATTGCGTCGCCTCCTACGAATTACCTTTCGTGCGGGGGCTGACGGCTTGCGTGTTTGATGCGTTCGAGCCATTGTGATCTTACTCACCCTCACGGGTAAGCGCGGGTATTTATAGAGTATGTTATCAAGTGGGGTATGCACGCTCCGCGTGCGTCCTGTCACGTGCTTCGCACGTGGTGGGCCCAAGGGCCCACGTGTCCTTTGGCTCCGCCACGGCGGCCACTCACCTGCGGTGGGCCATTCTAAAGGTAATCTTACATGCGTTGTATTTCCGAGAGGCAACAATATTTCGAACTGATATCTTTATTTCATTTCAATAAAAGTACATCGCCTTTCCAAGGCTGGTAATTGAGGATTAATTTCATCTCCCCACTTGAAAATTTCCCTGGGATGGAAATTTGATGTGACTATGAATGTATCAGCGTGAAGCGCGACCATTCCTCCCTTATTTTCTACTAAACATTTATAACGATCAAACCAACGCAGCAAATGGTTTATATCAATACCATTTGGACCAAAATCATCTATTATTACATCTGATTGACAGAGGTAACCATTCCACCATTTGGTCCTCGGCTCTTTAATGTAAGCGTCGGGAAGATCTTCATGGGCCTTTCTTGATTTACCTACGCCCGGTGGGCCGTAGATCCATTTGACATTGATGTTGGGCCGGTCAATAGGGGCCCGGAGGGCCAGAGCGTTTCTGAGCATGTTAGATCCATGATGGATCCAAAGATGGGGGTTGCTTTCGGCGAATTCAGCAACTCCCTTATCTCCTCTTCTGACCATCGTGATGAACTCTCGGGAAAGTTCGTCTTTATCCTGTCTAACTCGTCCCTCATTAAGTGCACCGCCCTCGACGTAATGTCCAGCCTTAGTGCAATACTCTCGATTTTGTCGAGCAGTACCTCTTGCCCTTTCGAAATGGATCCCAGGGCCGAGGAGATTGCGAACATGCTCGAAAGAATGCCGTCCTGAAAATGAACAGTATCCCTGGAGGTGAGGAGTACCTGATTCACCGACTTCTCTACCGAAGACATAGTACTTGGCTTC